TACATTCACACACTCTTACTATGTCATCCACACTATTGGAAAGACTTAGAGTATGTTCATACAAGAAAGAATAAGTATGGTAAGGATATAGATGATATGAATACTTACAATCGTTTCAGTAATTAATAAATATTTCCGAGGTTACTTACGAGTTGGAAAGCGCCCTAAAAATGAAGACTTATAAGCAGTTCAAAGAGCAGTTAGTTGTCCCTAGAGGGTTGAAGTATCCAGGTATGAGTGTCACTCGTGAGATGGATGTTTTGAAGAGATTATCTAATCGTAAGACAGTGTTTGATAAGGCAGTGACAGGCAAAAGAATTCCAGGAGTATCTGAGTAATAAATGAAGGAAATTCTTCGTGTATGGAAGTATAGTTTGGGATCGTTTTCTGACAGTAAAACTGAGAGATATGATAACTGGATAGCAACAATCAGAACGATCATATTCGTCAGTGTATTAGTCACTAACTCTGTGATTGTTGCAGGGGTTATGAGACACTGGAATTCTAATGAATGTGTAGCGAATGATACCGAATACATTAAAAAATAGGTTTTTAATATAATAATAAATATAAAACAGTTTTTTATCTTCTGAGATACTGTGTGGTTGCTGGGGGGTGTCTTGGGAGTGTCTTTGTAGGTGTTTAAGTGCTTATAATGCTTAAAGAAGGTTAGATCTTTATGCAAGTTTAGCGAGCGTATCATAAGACGGGCGACTTGTCAACCCACCGGGCGGAAAAAATTCACAGAAGGACACAATAACTCGTCGAGACTTATGTTATGATAACTACACAATCTCGACTAAACCTTATAAATAAATGTTATGAATCTCGACGAGACGCACTAGATCCTTCTAGTTGACATCTAGACGAGTTATCGGTATAATAAACATGGCAATCTCGACGAGAATTATGTACGACGATTACGATCTCGACTATACCTATGCACCAGCATATGAATACGATCTCGACGAGTCTTATGAGATGTGTGTGCAATCGTATGCACATACACATCTAGATGAAGATCTGGATGAAGAATACACACGCGACACACAAGATTATGATGCGCTTGCATATAAGCATTACGCATGATATAATACGCACACACTCACACCACACACGCCATGTATGCCACTAAGCGAACTGTCCGAGTCACACTTGACATAGAGTGTTATGATGACCTAGAGTTAGAATCTTATGATTGGAATGAGGTTCTAGGTCTGGAAGGTGATGAACAGGTGCAAGTTAGCACAGAAGAACAGTTCGACCGCTGGTAGTGTGCCAGTTTGAAAACCGTCCACCGCTCTTATGGGGCGGTTTTTTTATGATTATTTCATGGCAGGATCAGTGGCGATGTATTTTCGTCAACAGCGGTACCCCCCGCCTCGTCTGATTTCTTATAAGATAACACCTCCACACCAATAAAACTGCTACCTTGTGCCACTTTCTGAACTGTCCCTTACCCCTTGCGCTGAGTCGAAATCTGGGGCATCATTGGCACAAGTCAAACAAACCAACCGATGACGACTGGATCTTACCTCGTTGCCTGCCCTGCTCTCGGTGAGCGGGAAATCGTAAGCGATCCTTACACAGCAGCAGATTTATGCTACAGTATGCACAGCGAGTCGGGATCCTATGCTTTCGTTGAGGACTGGTTAGGATGGACATACATGGAGTACGGAGAGGACACCCTGTGACACTTTCCGAAGTGTCCACCAACTGAACCATAGGGCACTCGATGCCCTATAATTAATTCAAGCAAACAAACCAACGCCATGAAAAACTACGGAAACGGGATCTTCGCATCAGATGACCGCCTCGCAGCGATTGGTCTGAAGTGTCTGGAGCAAGAACGCCAACAGGCACAAGCACGGGCAGCAGCACGCCAGGAATGGTTCAGCAAGTGGAACGACTCCCGTCCTAGTGGACAGTTCGGAACCTGGAACATCAGCGACCGCGACTGATCCGTTCATCCCTTATAATTGAAACACGGGAACGGCAGCGCCCTAAAGACTCCACAAAACAAACTCTACAAAATCATGATCAACGCTTTCAACTCATCCGCTCTTGATTCAGTCGCTCTTGACGGCGACCGCGTGACCGTTACATTCAACGGCGGGCGTGCTTACACCTACACAGTGGCAGACGTTCAGCGTTTCGCTCTGGGGTTCAATACTGCTGAATCCAAAGGTAAGTTCATGAATCAGCAGATCCGCAACGAAACCCTTCAGACTGTGGCGGTCTGATAAGCGTCCACTGGGGGGGTTCACAAACTCCCCCCTAGGGTCTACAATAAACACAAGCGGGACCACCCCGCACTCTCACACAGAACCATGCTCACTGGAACCGCTCTCAAAGAAACCGTCGCCGCAATGCAAGCGGAAGGCAAGAAACCTACAGAGATCGCCATCGCTTGTGGTTATTGTACCGTCGAAGGTTCGAACACTAAAGTTCACTTTACCGATTTTTACATGGCATTGTTAGAGGTAAAGGGCGAAACAGTTGATGACATCGAAGAAGAAACGATTGAGGCAGAGGATAGTGATAATCAAGAGGCAATCAATGAAGCATTAGAGGATTATCCTGCTGATGCAATCCGTGCTTTTATTGAATACTTTGGAGAGGATTGTATCTCTGACATTTCTGACTCTTATCAGGGCGAAATGTCAGGCGCTGAGTTTGCAGAACAGTTAGTTTCTGATTGTTACTCACTCGATATTCCTTCCTTTGTTTCTGTTGATTGGGAAGACACATGGGATAATCTCCGCCACGACTACATTGAGCAGGACGGATATATTTTCTGCACCAACTTCTGATAACACTTAGGGGGGATGATTCTCCCCTTTAATTAATACTAACTCAACCAATTTTAGAGTCTACCTTCATCCTAGCACGCTAGGGGGGTTGAATTTGGATTGTGTGCCAGTTTGACAGGTGGCACATGAAATAGGCACAACGCACCAGATGCCCTATTGTTATCTCAGTTGAAACAACCAACCATGCAAGTTCAATCACTCGGCGCAAACAAAACTCAAGTTGACCTGGCAGACGGTACGTCGGTGTTCTTCTCATACAAGACCCCTGTCGCTGCTCTGGTGCCTGGTAAGGGATGGATACGCAGCAGCACCCGCTACAGTGTCACCACAACGAAGCACGTCAATCAGTGGATCCAATCAACAGCAACCGAAGTGGATCAGTGGGACATCGATCAACTGGTCGCATTCTAAAACAATTGTAAAGGGATCGCGATTCGGTCCCTTCACCCTGTAGAATTAACTCAGTTGGAACCCCACACAATGGATCACCTAAACTACGCATCCCATCACGGCGATCTTATCCCCCGTCAGGGTCTTGCATACTGTGAGGATGACAATACGTTTCAACCTTACACCTACCACGTCAACGCTTGGGCGTGCATGTTGTCTGATGCTCCAAAGGCAAACCCCGAACCCGGCAACCCTACCAAGTACCACACATGGGAGGAACTAGCGGAAGCGATGTTCGGTTGAATAACTGGCACAAGGGAGATAGCGATTCTCCCTTCTGATCCTGTACAATAAACACAAGCAAACAAACCAACCATGTTCACCTCAATCACAAGTCGTCAGTCCTTCGGTGCTACGTATCAGTGGGCGATCCTCTCAGTCCTTCCTATGGATGACGGCGACGATGGCATGACTCAGGATGGAATGCGCCCCACTGACATCAACGCCGCTCTAGGTCTGCCTAATGAAGCGCGGACCGGTCTTTCAATGCTACTCAAAGTGATGGCAGAGCAGGGACTGATCAAGCGTCACGAACTGGGCAAGCGTTGGGTAGAGTACACCCGCCTGATGCCCCTACGCAACAGAGAGCGCATCGCCCGTTGGTTGTGGCAGTGAGTTAAGTGGCACACAGTGGGTGGGTGTCGGGCAGTGCCCCCGCCCCCCGCGTGCGCCGCGCCGTGCGCGTGTGGCTAAAACGCTAAGGTACCATTAGGCTACAAAGTCTTGCTTTCGCGACCTCTTTATAGAACTCTACACTTTTCTATATAAAACAAAAATGGAAAACGAAATACCTCTTATGCAAAAAAATCCCGGCAAAAATTTTTCGACTGTAGAGGTCGATCCCGTAACAGGTGAATATGTCGTTCAAGTACCGGAGTGGATTATCTCTGAATTTGGGTGGTATGAAGGTACACAGTTAAATTTGGAGGTTGATGGAGATTCTATACTGATAACCGAACTAAAAGATTGACGTGCTCCTTATAATGGAGTATAATTACATTTGAATGCATTCACATTTTAATTTGACCTAATTATGGCAAAAGGATTTACAGTAAAAGCAAAATCGCCCGTTGTAAAAAAACCCGTAGAGACAGAATGGGATTTTACAAAGGCAAGAGAGATGGTTAAAGGAAAGACCATTGTATTCTGTTTACCAGGTCGCGGTGTATCATACACGTATCTGAAGAATTTTGTACAATTATGTTTTGATCTAGTACAGAACGGAGCATCGATTCAGATCTCCCAAGATTATAGTTCAATGGTGAACTTCGCCCGTTGCAAGTGTTTAGGTGCTAATGTTCTTCGTGGACCTGATCAGAAACCTTGGGATGGTAAGTTACAGTATGATTATCAGTTATGGATTGATAGTGATATTGTGTTTAACACTGAGAAGTTCTATCAGTTAGTATTGATGGACCAAGATATTGCAAGTGGTTGGTATTGTACCGAAGACGGTCAGACCACCTCAGTTGCACATTGGATGGAAGAAGATGACTTCCGTAATAATGGTGGTGTTATGAACCACGAAACACTTGAGAGTATTGCTAAGCGTAAGAAACCATTCACTGTAGACTATGCAGGATTTGGATGGTTGCTGATCAAGAATGGAGTCTTTGAGCACGAAGAGATTAAGTATCCTTGGTTTGCCCCGAAGATGCAAGTCTTTGAATCTGGTGAAGTACAGGATATGTGTGGAGAGGATGTATCATTCTGTCTGGACGCAAAGGAAGCAGGATTTGAGATTTGGTGTGATCCTCGCGTCAGAGTTGGTCACGAAAAGACTCGCGTAATCTGATATGACACAGGAGTATTATACAATTCTCCATAGGGGTGAAGTTCTTTATAAGGACTTGACCGAAACTGAATACTTTGATAAACTTACAGACCTAGCAGAGGACTTCTACTCTACTGGGTCTCCGAATCCTTCGGAACTTGATACTAAAATTACTACAGGTTAATTATGGCACGCTCTAGAACTGGTCTTAATGGGCAAACATTCGTTGAATCCCAACCGAAGAAAACTCGTCAAGGATCCGGAAAAAACACGAAGTACGCCGCGTCGTCTCGCAATAATGCTAAAAAAGTCTATCGCGGACAAGGCAGAGGTTAATACATTGAGGGGCACGACCCCTCTTTTTTAATAAATACCTAAAATCAGATTGACGTAATGAAAACATATAAGCAATTTATTTCAGAATCTAACTCTACTAGAGAAAATATTAATGAGATTGCGTTTACTGCTGCTGCACTAGGTGCCGCTAAATTGGCGAGTATGGGATTAGGTGCTTATTCTGCTTATAGAGCAGCACAAGATCTTAAGAAGGGTAATTATAAAGGTGCTGCATTAAATGCTTTAGGTGCTTTACCTGCTGGTGGTACAGCATTCAAAGGTGCTCAAGCAATTGGTGCAGGTAGAAATCTTGCAAGAGGTGCTTCTACAATTCAAAGTATTGCAAGACACTCTGCACCTGCTAGAAACCAGGTCTATGATGCTGCTACTAATATGGGCATCGATGCAGTAAAATCAGTAACTAATGGTGCCCCTGCTAACGCTGCTACTAAAAAATCAACTGAACCTGCTAAGACAGAACCAACAGTCAAAACTCAACCTGTAGTAAAAACTCAACCAACAGTCAAACCAAGAGTTCTTTCAAAACTGAATGGTGTTCAAGGAACTGGTGTTGGTAAGAATTTTGTTGCAAAGAAATGGAGTTCTGCTGAAAGTGATCGCTATAAGAGAGTTGCTGCAGCAAATCAAAAGACTGGTGTTTAACCACGAATATTAAAACTAGGAGATAAAATGGGTAATTCACCTGTAGATAGAGATACTACATATATGAGAGAAATGTGGGGTACCACAAGACTTATTACTGACTACCACCAAAGTGAAAAAATGAACGATTTTCTTGACAATCTAGGTAATCATCAGCATCAAAAGATGCTTCGTGAAATTGCTAATGATGATATGACGCCTAAAAAGCACGATTCTAAGAAACAGAGTGAATTATATGAAAAAATTCATAATGATGAAATAGAACCTACCTATGGTCAAATTTCTGAATAGTGGATATAAATAAATTCAGAAAAATAAACCATTTCAATGCCTAGCAAGAGGGTTTCCAGAGCATTTAAGGATATTAGTTTCGCATTTGATCCACATCCTGTGACGAAAGACCTTCCTGTACTCATTAATGAGCGTGCAATCATTAGATCTATACGCAATTTAGTCGAAACAATACCTACAGAACGCTTTTTTAACTCTGACTTGGGGTCTGATATTCGCAGAAGTCTCTTTGAGTTCGTCGATGTCGCCTCAAGTCGTGTTATTAGGGATCAAATACGTGAAACAATCTTGTTTTATGAGGATAGAATTGAAAACTTAAAGGTTCAAGTCAATCCACAACCTGATGATAACAGTTTTGATGTAAATGTTTTCTTTGATATTGTAGGTTTAGATTATCCAACCCAGTCATTCTCATTCATATTAGAGGCAACACGATAAACAATGCCTTTTACTCAGTTTACTAACTTAGATTTCGATCAAATTAAATCAGAAATCAAAGCATATCTCCGTTCTAATTCAAATTTTACGGATTTTGACTTTGAGGGATCTAATTTTTCGATATTAATTGACACCTTAGCATATAATACGTACATTAATGCGTTCAATGCTAACCTTGTAGTCAATGAATCATTCCTAGATGGTGCAACAGTACGCGAAAATGTCGTATCACTAGCACGAAACATTGGTTACGTGCCTCGCTCTGCAAGCGCCGCTAAGGCAAACGTAACCTTTTCAGTCCCTACCACTACCAGTAGCGGTTTTATCACCGTTGAAGCAGGTCTGGTGTGTGTTGGAGGGCAAGATAATAGTTCATATCGCTTTTCACTACCAGAAAAAGTCACTGCAGCAGTGGTTAATGGTGTAGCACAGTTCGGAACAGAACAAAAACCAATAGAACTTTTTCAAGGAACTCTTCTTACACGTCAATTTGTCACTGATACATCTATAGATCAGCGTTTTATCCTTGATAATCCAAATATTGATGCTTCAACCATTAGAGTAAACGTTTCTAATGTTGGTGAAGCAGGCACTGGTAGAGATTTTAGTAGAGTTGACAATATTTTAAACATTGATAAGAACTCGGAGATCTATTTGCTTCAAGAAGTTCAAGATGAGAGGTATGAATTACTGTTTGGTGATGGATATTTTGGTAAAAAGTTGGAAAATGGCAAACTTATCTCTGTAAGTTACATTGTTACTGATGGTGAAGCAGGAAATGGACCTTCCGTCTTTGAATTTCAAGCAAATCTCCAAGATCAGAAAGGTGAGAGGGTAATTCCTAGTGGATCAGTACCCGTTACAACCATCCAGAAGGCGATGAACGGTGGCGGAATTGAAGATGTGTCTTCTATTAAGTATTTCGCCCCAAGACTGTACTCAGCGCAATATAGAGCGGTTACATCAAGAGATTATGAGGCAATTATTGCTTCGATTTACCCAAATACAGAGTCTGTTGCAGTTGTTGGTGGTGAAGAATTAGTACCACCACAGTTTGGTACCGTTCAAATCAGCATAAAACCCAAGAATGGTACATATGTCTCTGATTTTGATAAGAGAAATATTCTGAATAAGATTAAGCAGTACTCAATTGCAGGTATTAATCAAAAAATTATTGATCTTAAGGTTCTTTATGTTGAAATTGAATCTAATATCTATTATAACTCCTCACAGGTTGCTACTGTTGATGGTTTAAGGACTAATATTATTGATAGTCTTACAAAATACTCTAAAGATGTTGATATGAATCGTTTTGGTGGAAGATTTAAGTATAGTAAGGTTCTTCAACTAATTGATCGCGTTGATACTGCCATTACTTCTAACATCACTAAGGTGAAAATTAGAAGAGATATGAAAGTATTGGTTAATCAGTTTGCTCAATACGAAATTTGCTTTGGTAATAGATTTAATGTAAAACCAAATGGACTGAATATTAAATCTACAGGAT